CAATGGCACCACTGTTGATATCTGCCTTGGCAATTACCACCTGTCCTGATCCTGATGGGGATAGGATCAAGTCCGAGTTAGAAGCTGTTGCCTTAATATGGTTGTCTGTGATGTTTATGTTGTCATCGATTGTAAGGCTGTCAACTATCACAGATCCTGTTCCACCTGGGGTCAGACGTATATCTGCATTTGAACTAGAAGATATTATGTTGTCATTGAAACTCAAGTTGTCTACTGTGACTCCGCCACTAGTGAAAGTCATTGCGCCTGTAACAGTCAATGCTCCCAATGTTGACAAGCCACTGACGTTCAATGTTCCTGTGGTAGATAGGTTTTCATTTCCAAAACTTATGGCACCTGATGAATCAGTTATTGTTGCGCCAGCCATTGTCAATGTACCTGACGTAACAGTACCGGAAGTGGTTAAATTTTCATTTCCGAAACTGATTGCTCCTGATGAATCAGTGATTGATCCGTTTGCCAGTGTTAGGTTACCGATTGTGGATCCTGTTGCACTATTGATTGTTCCTGTTGATGTTAAATTTTCATTGCCGAAGCTAATTGCACCACTTGAATCTATTATTGAGCCACTCGAAAGTGTTACATTGCCAACCACTAGTGTACCTGTTGTTGATAGGTTCTCGTTTCCAAAACTAATAGATCCACCTGAGTCTGTGATAGATCCGTTTGCAAGTGTCAAGTTTCCTATCGTAGATCCAGTTGCTCCTGCGATGGTTCCTGTTGTGGTCAAATTCTCGTTGCCAAAACTGATTGCTCCTGAAGAGTCAGTTATGGATCCGTTTGCCAGTGTAAGATTACCTAGAGTAGATCCAGTTGCGGCAGTTAATGTACCTGTGGTTGATAGGTTTTCATTGCCAAAACTAATTGCTCCTGATGAGTCTGTGATTGATCCATTGGCTAGTGTAATATTTCCAACTGTCGATCCTGTTCCTGCTGATATTGATCCCTCGAAAGTTGTTGATCCAGACACTGTCATTGATCCATCAACGATAAGTCCTTCATTGATGTTGATTGTACTAGAATCAGTAGAACTTAATGTTGTGCCTGCTATCTGTATGGCACCAAAAACAACGTTTCCTGTGCCTGCCGGTACCAGGTTTATGTCTTCATTTGATCTTGTACCTTCGATATTGTTGCCATTTATCCTTAGTGCAGGAAAAACAACTGCACCAGCGCCTGCTGGTTTGAATATTATGTCGTCATTAGTACGTGTTGCTCTGATTTCATTGCCTGTGACTTGTATCGTTGTAAGGTCGAATCCCGCTGATCCAAAAACTTCGGTGAAGTTGGTGTTCACCTTGATCATTGCGTCTCGTAACGTGTCTCCTGTTCCGTCGTTTGCGTTTGATCCTACATTTAAAGTTAATTGTGACATACTACAAGTTTATTAGTCTCCTTACTACCGTTACTTTGTGTGCGTTAGTACTACTTATCGTTCCTCTTAACCTCACATCATTACCGCTTATGTCTGATGTGAATGTGACAAGATCGCCTGACGCACTGTTAGTCCTGCCAAACACAGACACGTATGGAGTGGTACCATCGTGTGTGACCCTTGCTTCCACGACTTCGTAGTTTCCAAGTGCGCCTGAGTTTGAATCTGAAATTGTTATAAAATATGAGGCACTTCTGTGTGTTGTCTTGTCAAATGTGTCCAAAGTTGCTACGGAAGTTGGATTGCCGGTAGCTCTAGTCAATGGAATTTTGAATATGTTTGTAATAGTATTGGATTGTTCGACTGTGCTTTCTGCCCTTAACTTCACATTACCTCCAACCACTGCAGACGTTATTGAAACAATAGGAGCATCTGTTGACTCACTATTAATGTCCAACTCTGAGTGGTATGCGTCCGTGCCATCACTTACTAGCATGACTTCTGAGAATTGCACACTGTTATTTTCGTCTTTCATTGCTATCAAATAGTTTGCCGCCTGCTGATCTGTGTGTGCAAATGAGTCAAGCTCTGTGAATGCCTCTGCGTCGCCTCTCAACATGTGTATCCTAAAAGCATTTACAGTGGTAGATGATCCTGATGTGGATGACGCTGAAAGTGTTACTGTTGTTGATCCATTGTGTGATGCAGATAAAGAAAGTTGTGACGTGCCTTTACTGGAAACGAAAGGACCTCCATGCACGAACGCTTCTGCCCCGTTGGAAAGCACAGTGGCCTCCATGATTGATCCAGATGCTTCTCCACTGTTGTGTCCCACTATGATGTAATGAGCTCCTGTATGACTGGTGTCGTCGAAAGTGTCTATGGCAGTCGCCGTGCTTGACACCGTGACCGCACCAACTGTGTTGAAATCTGTTCCTGTCGCGTTTGACTCACTGTCTGACAACATGATTTTGTAAAACTTGATAGTGGTGTTCGCCACCAGAGGAGTTCCTGTGACCACAACGTTGGTTCCCACCATGTCCGCTGTGAAAGTTGCCAACCTGGCGTTAGAATTGTGTTCATTGAAAACTTTTATGAAAGCAGTTGTTCCATCATGGCACACCATAGCTTCCGCAGTCATCACACTGTTGTCTTCTGTAGTAGTGGCGCTGATGTAGTATTTTGCACCTCGGAAACTAGCTTTAGCAAAACTGTCAATCGTTTGTGTAATAACTGTGGGTGCTTTTAACCTTACAGCATAAGCACTTACCGACGTCGACGCTCCAGATGTTGAACTTGCTTTGACACTGACAGTGCCTGATGATATCGTTGCAGTGATTGCCAACATGTCTGTGCCTTTTGTACTGACGTTGGGACCTTGTGATACAAAAACTCCTGTGCCATCTGTCACGACACTCGCCTCACATATAAATTTTTCGTCTGACCCGTTTTGACCGCATATGACATAATTGACTGCATCGGTATCACTAGACTGAAAAGTGTCAAATGTTGTGGCTGAACTTGATGCAGTAACGTTACCTATGACTTTCCTTGTGCTGTCACTGTTAGCCTCGTCTGATTCAGTGTCCGCGAATGCAACTACCCTGTTCACAATTACTTTTGTGCTACCGCCTGCTGTGGCAGAACCTCTCAATCTAACACTGTTGCCGCTTATGTCAGCGGTCAATGTGATTAGGCTGTTGTTGCCTGAGAAATGTTCGTTGTAGGATGTTATGAATGCATTGGTATTGTCGTGTGTGACCAATGCTTCGATGTTGCTGGTCTCGCCAGTTGATTGGTTGTTGACCGTAATGAAATATTTTGCCGCGGCATGTGGAGCCTTTGTGAACGTGTCAAGGTTTACAACCGTGCTGTCTATGATTGATACATGCATTATATCGTGTACCAGCCCCAGTTCACCGATATATCCTGTTGAGTCACTGTCTCCAAGACCTATTCTGTAGTACGCCATAGTGTTGGAAGGCGTTACGCTTGATCCATCACCGTCCGTCACCCTTAATCTTATCTTAGCTGAACTGTCATCTGCTGTGACAATGTCAGCGTCAAAAGTTGGATGTGTGTCACTCTCGTCAGTGCTTACCACTGCTGATGATGTGATGAATGCATCAGATAGATTGTGCAGGATAGAAATTTTTTGTGTTTCGAGACTGCCGTGTGTAATATCACGTGTCACCACGTGGTACATAGCACCGTCAAATTCTCCTGCTGTGAACTCCGCCGCAGTTCTTGTTGCCGCTAAGATTCCTTGAGTATTTCCGCTTGCCGCCACATGATCAATCTTTGTTTCTGTGTTACCTGCTACTATTATACCAGCTTCAGTCGTTATCCTTCCTGACGTTGCGTCAGCGGTGTTGTCTCCTAGACCTAAAGCAAAGTAGGTAGAGGCATTCTTAACTGCAGTCGATCCATCGTTGAGTCCTGTCATTGCAAGATCCACGTTTGACCCATTAATGGCAACGGCGGCTGTGTTGATATCATTCATTGCACCTGTGTTCAATATGGATGAATCTGTAAATCCTGCCACCACACTGCTACCGTCACTGGATATACCTTGATTGATTGAATATTTGTGCATAGAAAATTCACTATTCGTTATGTCTTTGTGTATGGCGTGATACCAAACACTATCGAATGTGTTTGCAAAACTGCTTATCGTTTTTTGTGATGTAACATCGGGCGAGGCAGTTCCTCTAAATGTGTTTGTGTCTATTGTTGTCTGAGCAGTGTTGGTCACAGTCTTTGCGCCTAGCACATCAACGTATGTTCCGTCCGCGGCTGAGTCGTCGTCCGCAATTAATATCCTGTACATGGTCACGCGGCATGTGCCTGCTGTTCCATTTTGCCCCCTTAGTCTGGCATTGCCACCACTGATGTCAGCTGTGAAAGTGGCCAACGGAGTTGACTCGCCATTTGAAATTATGGTGTTGAATTCTGTTATGAAGGCGTTTGTACCATCGTGCACCAGCAACACTTCCGTAGATGATACTTCGTTTGTTGTTGTGTTGTTGATTGAAATAAAGTATTTGGCCGCCCTTTTGTCTGCTATTGCCCAGCTGTCAAGCGTGGCCGCGGCTGAGTCCAGATCCGCCACAAGTTTTGTTTGTGCAAGTCCTGATCCTGCCTGTGTTCCCGAAGAGTCGTTGTCTCCTAGTCCTATCCTAAAGAATGATACTGCATTGTCTGTTGACACGGAAGAATCCGCCAACAGGCCTGCACGTGCCGTCAACCTAACGTTGCTTACAGCACTTCTGACGTCAGAGGCAAGTTCCGGTGCCGCGTCCGATGTAGACGATCTAACAATCTGCGATGAACCAGAGAATGAGTCAAAGGTCGAACCATCTTCTGTTCCTTGTGCCAGTATGTGTTTCTGTACTTGGAATTCTATAGAACTGCCATCCGCCTTGTTTCTGCTCAATACAAGATACCATGCACTGTCATATTTGGTCTGGGCAAATTCATCAATAACAACAGGGTCGGCCTGCAGTTGTTCATGAGTGCCTATTGCTGTGTTGGCATCGATTAGGGTCTTTGCTGAGAAACCTATGGTTTGCTGATTGTCAACAATCGTCGATTCACTGAAAGATATAGAGTTAACAAAAAAAGCTAAAGATTTACTTGCGTTTGTTTGCAGGAACGCACCTGTGTCACCGTCTGAATTGGGAAGTAAAAAATCATTCACTATCACTTTACCTGAACCGTTGGCGGCAAATTCCAAGTTGTCATTTGATCTGTTTGTTGACATGGTGTTGCCAGAGAAAGTGATCTTGTTAGGGATGACCAGAGTAGTGAAGTTCAGAGGATCAAAGGCGCCAGCGGCCGGTTCATTGGCTCCCACTATGACGTTGTCTATTGTTCCTGAATTCAGGTCTATGCCGTTGATCTGTACTGCACCTGTTCCACTCCCTGCTAGGTCTAGGTCCGCATTAGAAGTTGTTACCTTCAGCACGTTGTCTTTGAAATTCATTGAAGAATCTATAGTCAAGTTGCCAACGTTGACCACACCTGTACCTCCAGGTGAAAGCCTTAGATCGGCGTTTGAGCTGGTTGAAATTATGTTGTCATTGAAAGTTAGGTTGTCCACAGTAATCGAGTCAGCAAATGACGTGGCACCTGACACTGACATAGAACCAAATGTTGATAGACCATCTACGGTCAACGTACCTGTTGTGGTCAAATTCTCATTGCCAAAACTTATTGCACCAGTCGAGTCTGTGATTGATCCACTGCCTGCAGTCAACGTGCCACCAATGGCCATTGAGGTTGCAGTGGTTGTTAAATTCTCATTGCCAAAACTTATAGCACCAGATGAGTCAGTTATCGAGCCATTAGCCAGTGTTAAGTTTCCGATAGTAGAACCTGTTGCTCTTGCTATTGTTCCTGTTGTAGTAACGTTCTCATTGCCAAAGCTGATTGCTCCACTGGAGTCTGTGATAGATCCATTAGCAACAGTCAGTGTGCTGTTTACCTCAATTGACGTTCCAGTTGTTGTTAAGTTCTCATTGCCAAAACTTATAGCACCAGACGAGTCAGTGATTGATCCGTTGGCAAGTGTTAGGTTACCGAATGTTGAACTTGTAGCCGCGGTGATCGTGCCTGTAGTGGAAAGGTTTTCATTTCCAAACGATATTGCACCCGAAGAATCTGTAATCGATCCATCGGCAAAAGTCAGGTTGCCTAGTGCAGAATCAGTTTCTGCGGTAATTGTTCCTGTTGTGGTCAAATTCTCATTGCCAAAACTTATAGCACCAGATGAGTCAGTGATGGATCCGTTGGCCAGTGTAAGGTTTCCAAAAAGCATACCTGTGGCAAAGGTTTGAGCACCACTGAAGGCAAAACCATCTGCAGTCGTGTAGTCACCGTCCACAATTAAGTTTTCATTGATGTTCACAGATGAAGAATCTGGTGCTGATATGGTTGTGCCGCTGAAACCTAGTCCAGCAATGGTAACCCTGCCTGATCCATTGGCTCTAATTTTTATATCGTCGTTGGTGTGTAATACTTCTATGTTGTTGTCGTTGAATCTGATGCTAGGGAACAGCACTGTTCCTGTGCCCGATGGGTGTACATCTATGTCGGCGTTGGACAGCCTTGACGTGATGCTGTTATCAAAGAATTTGATATCTGACTTCACAGACGCTTTAGCGAACAGTTCCGTGAAATTGCTGTTTATCTTATTGCCGGCTTCATAAAGCGAATCACCTGTTCCGTCATCCGCATTAACACCTACATTGATTACTTCTTGTGTCATATTAGCAATATTTAGTGGAAAACGTTATTAGGTGTTATACGGCAAAGACTGTTCTGACAAACTTGAAAACAGTTGATGCGTCTGATATAGGAACCACCCTTACCCTTACGGAACCACTGTCAATATCTGCTGAGAATGTGGCCAAATCAAGGCCTGTATCACTGATGCCCTGGGCGTTTATGTACGCAGATGATCCGTCGTGTGTGACAAATACTTCGTATATTCCAAATTTCGTGTTTGTAGAGTCAACTATTGACACCTGGTACTTGGCACTCCTGTGTGTCGCCGCTGTAAATGTGTCCATGTTGGCCGCACTAGATGATGTAGTAGTGGCTGTGCCGAAACTGATGTTGGCATCACCTATGTCTATGCCACCGTCTATGGTAACAACCCCCGAGCCATTGGCACTTAATTCTAAGTTGGCGTTTGATGCATTTGTTGTGATAGTGTTGTCTGCTATTGTAACATTGTCTACAACTACAGAAGTCAGTCCAGTAAGTGCTGTGTCTAGGTTAACGGTCAATGTTGTGCCTGATCCTGCTGTTGTTATGTTAGTGCCACCCGCTATGTCTAATGTCTCGGAATCTAGATCAATATCAATTGTGCCTGAATCACCTTGGAGGTCTAAGTCCTGGTTCGTCACAGTGGAATCTACGTATGCTTTTATAGATTGCTGTGTTGCCAGTGCTGTTGCACTGTTTGTACCCATGGCATCTTCATCTAACACAGTTGTAACTCTTGCACCCGAACCACCTAGTTGTAAACCTGCTGATGTAAAATCACCAATTGCAGATCCGTCTACCGTTACTGTGATTGTGCCTGTACCAGAATCTGCAACAGTGATGTTTGAATTGTTTTGTACAATAGATGTTGTAGAAATGTTTCCAATCTCTGTGTCAACATATGCTTTTACTGATTGCTGTGTAGCCAAAAGGGTAGCACTGTTGCTTGACATGTTGTCTTCGTCGGCGATTCCTGTCACAGTTGCGCCTGATGCCAATGCCAATGATGTAGACATAGTAACATCTGCTAACGAAGATGTGCCTGATACTGTCAACGCATCAGTGGTCACTGTGCCATCGAAGAATGCATCTTTGAATTCTAGACTCGCTGTACCTAGGTCAATGTCATTGTCTGTGCTTGGCACGATTGATCCATTGTTGAAAGTAAATTGTGCGTCACCGCCTGCCGTTACAGTGATGACATCCGAGCCTGAGAAAGTGATTGATGTGTTTGTGTCGTTATCTCCAGCGATAGAATCTAATTGTATGGAACCAACGTTTGTGAAGTTTGAATCACTGAGATCCAATGTTCCTGTTACGTCTAGGTTACCACCAACTGATAAATTTCCTACAAATGTAGTGGCGCCACTAACGTTCATTGTACCATCAACAACAAGTCCTTCGTTTATGTTTATAGTAGCACTGTCGTCAGCACTCAAAGTTGTGCCTTTAATCCTTACACCTGATGCCACAACACTTCCTGTGCCTCCTGGCGTGATGTTGATGTCTGCGTTTGAATCTGAACTTATGATATTATCGTTGAAGTTTAAATTATCTACGTCCAACGTGCCTACTGCTAGGCCTGATAGATCAAAAGTGCCTCCCACAACCAGGTTGCCGGTGATGTCTACGTTTTCAGCAAGTGTGATTTTACTTGAATCTGACGAGCTCAAAGTTGTTCCGTTTACCGTCAATGCACCAAGCACAAGGTTACCTGTTCCGTTTGGAGTGATTGTGATGTCTGAATTTGTTGTAATGCTGGTGATCGCAGAGCTTGAAATCTGTAAGGTGTCTATCTCTATGGCACCTGTGCCGTTTGGTTGCAGTTTAAGATCGGCGTTGGTGACACCCGGTGTGATTAACCCTGTGGATCCGTCTCCCACCAATTGGTATACTTCACCGAAGTTCGTGTTGATCTTTGTCATTGCTGTTCGCAATGAATCACCTGTGGCCGGATTTCCCGCTGTTCCTGTGTCTATATCTAGTTTAGCCATAATCTGTTTTACATATTTATTAAATACATATATGTTCATAGAAACGCTCAAGACAATGAGATTGTACGAGCGCCAGAGTAAATTGGGAGTTTATCACACGTTTCATAGAAAAAACACCATTTACGTATTCAAGTGTGACTCGTGTGGAGTTACATTTTTGAGACCAAGGGCCAAGGTAGATCCTGATCGTGCATCTAATGATTACAAACACGTTTGTTCTTACTGTGACTCTAAAAAGTACGCACAGAATGTAGGTGTAAAAATGCGTAAAGTGTATAAACTTGACGCCAGCAGTACCAAGACCCTATAGTTTTTTCCACCTAATGTCATCACGATAACCTGTGATCCATCTCTGCAGGTCTGCGTATATGCCACACTTTATATTTGCCTGATCGAAATACCATCTTAAAAAAGGATTGCCCTCGAGGTATTCTTTTCGATTTATGAAATAAAAGTTGGTGTTGGGAAACTTCCTGAATGTTTGCCTTAGCTGATACATCCATTCAAATTTCAAATAGGCCTTCATACTTGCCCTGTCAGGATAGTTGAGGGAGTTTTTGTAGATGTTGTTTTGTATTCTACTTGGTGTTTCCATTTCCCACTGTTGGGCTCCCATGATATCAAAGGACATTATAACCACATTTTTAATGCCGGACTCTGCGGCCATTAGCACAGCAGAACACCCTGAACCTTTTGCATTTGCGAAGTCGTTTGTTTTGATGGTGCCTTTCTTTATGTCTCCACCACGCCAAATTCTATATATTTTTAGCCCATCTGGTAGGTCATGTGGATCATCACCTTCGCAAACGTAGTTCCATTTACTGATGTTATCGATGCTATGAATTTGTGGTGATTCCTTACCCTTGTTGTGCCAGTCGGACAATTCTTCAAACATTTCTGGATTCACTGCAACTATGTGATCACAAAGTTTGGGATGATCCCTGTATATGGCGTTGCAACCATAAATGACACCCTGACCTTTTAAATTTTCTATAGGAAAAATATTTCTTGATTCACCGTTGCCTATTATAAATGCTGTGTCCATTTATACGCCGAATGATTCTCCACAGCCACATGAACTAGAGCTGTTGGGATTAGATATCTCAAACTGCGATCCAAAAGTTTCTTCCACCCAGTCAATCTTTGTGCCTGCCACGTAAAGCATAGAAGTCTCGTCGACTACGAACCTTCCTGTGTGCCAGTCCTCCAAGTGATCGTTCTCTGAAATACTTTCTTTTGTGTCTGCGAATCCCCACTCGTACTTGAATCCTGCACAGCCACCTCCCAGCACTGCTAGGCTTACGGCATACTTGCCTGGGTTCTTCTCAAGCAATTTCTCTATTTGATTCTTTGCTTCATCTGTTATTTCGAATAAACTCATACTAGTAATTATCCTATTGCTGTCCACTGTTTTGCACTCCTACTGCGACCCAAAATTTAGTGGCATCACGGTTGACCTCGAAACTCATAAATGCATTTTGATGCTCCCAATGGTTCTGTGGATTTTCTATCTCGCCTGCGGGTTCGAACCACCAACCCCATTTGCCTTCGCAGTTTTCCTGGCACCATTCTATGCATTCAGCCATGACACCATTGCTGTGCATGTCTATGTTGTATTCAAATCTTTGCATGTAACCACAGTCCTCTGGTATTTCGTCTAATCTAGGATTAACTCTTTTCACTTTTATTTTTCCAAAACTTTTTTTCATTAATTTGTATAATAACCTATTCCGTATTTTTTATCAACGACATTTTTATGGCATTTCTGTGAACATTCCACAAAAGGATTCGTGGTAAAACTATCAAACAGTGTTTGCCAAATGTCATCATTCAATATCTCTTTAATTGATCTATTGCCTTTTGCATTAACCAGATGTTTGTTCTTCACAAAGAAACTGTCCTCCCAATTTATTACCTTCCCATTGTGCTCAAGACTTTTGTAAGGAAAACTTGTCCAACTGCAGGGAAATATCGTGCCTTCTGCGTTCATGTATAGTCCCCTGTTGCCTATCAGGCACATTGGTACGATGTCTCCTGTGAACTTTTTCTTAACCTCATTGTATTTTTTAAAATTGGTCTTCATGTATTTCAATCTTATTGGTGTTCTTCCTGACAAGTTTTTGATGTGTCTTTCATATCGATGCGTTTTGCTGATGTATTTTGCACTAGGCTCTAATGGATCTTGTTTGCCTCCATATGCGTCTCCGTACTTTGATCCAAACTTGGTGCTGTATGTCAACTGCAACTGGTCACAGCCCTGCTGAGATGCTAACTCCTTGATGTAATCTAGTTGTTCTTCGTTGAATTTGAAAACGATTGTAGCCCAGTTTACAAACATGTCACTTTCGTCGGAACATATTTTCATACCACGCATAATACTCTCCCAATGGCTGTTCACTCTATACATATCGTTTGAACTTTGATCATATCCGTCTATGCTGAAATTGATTGTGTCATTTTTGTTTGAAACCGAGGCAAATTCTTTCCACCATTTGGCTGTTTTGTAACTTCCATTTGTGATTGTGAAAATCTGTATCTCTGGATTGTACGACTTGATGTATTCGATAATGGCAATGTAGTCTTTGGCATAGATAGGATCACCAACATCACCACACATGGTGAAACGTTGTGTTTGTTCCAACATATCATGGTCAAACACCCGCTTAAATTCTTCGAGGGATATTTCTTTTTGCATCCAACTGATGTCAGGATGTTCTTGCCTTGGACACCTAGGACACTTTAAACTACATTTCGAACTTGGTTCTATGTGCCAATGATAGAACTGCCATCCATATCTATTCAGCATAAAAATATATCTCCGGCACGTACAATTCATTCTCTAAAACAAATTTTATAATGTCAGCGACGTTTTTCCCAGACATTTTTTTCCTGTCCTGCTCTGCGGTCATTTTTGTATCTGTGACCCCAGGATTAACAAGATAAGACCTACACTTGGTTGTTTTAAGATTGACTATGTCGAGG